GGGCGTTTGTCGGGTAATGAGCTACAAGTTGGAATGTAGGCTTCCGTAGTGAGTGACGGATGGGTGAGTAAACCTACCAATCTTGATGATAAAAAGATGGTATGGACGCACCGAAAAGCTCCAAATTAAAAAATTTACCTTCACAGGACCAGTGGGCAACCACACAGGGCATCAGGAGTGATGCATGCTTACACACGACGGTGGGGTGTGTGAGAAACAGTGGAATCTGTCCCTTTCCCTCAGATATGAGTAAATATCAATCTCTCTTTTTCTTTCTCCATCATGATTACAAATACAGAGATTTCCAAGTTCATCCGAGGATGTGTCGCCCAGCACATCCTCCTGCCATTATGCAAGCTACCAACGCTGTTAGTGAACAAGCCTAGTGACACACCCACAAGTGTGTTACTACCTATATGTACTCTTGGGCTATTGGCTGGGTACACATACGGTAAATGGCGCCAAGACGACATTCGAGAGAGAATTGTGAATGATCTCTTGAACAAAGACTGTGGGTTGGCCACTGATCATTTGGAGGATGGTCATGTGGATGCTCCCAACCGCGGTCAGGTTTTAACCGCTGAGCAACAGGCAAATGTGAATGGCTTTGCTTTTGAAATCATGCGGCAAAACGGCCTCCAACCAGAAAACATCAACATCAATGAAAAAGAAGCGGAAGCTTCCCCCATCACAAGGGGTATTGCCAAGTTGGATCTCAAGCCAGTGGAGATCAAACAACATCGACGCGTGAAGGAAGGACGAACTCATAAGTACATGAGTTGTGTCATCGCTGAATGTAAGGCAAAATTTGGTGTGCCAGCGCGGGACGCTGCCAATTTGAAGGCAGTGAATCGATATGCTACATCAATCATGCAATCACATGGACTGAGACCGACTCACATCAGGGAACACATTGGTCCGATTGTTAGTATGGTGTTTTTGCCCACAGAGTCCGAACTGGAAGGGTTGGCTCTGTTAAACTCCAGCAGTAGTAACTCATTGAAGATTCAATATCTTCTTGAGTCTGCGACTGCCGGGGTGATCCGGGCTAATTGAGGGGGCTTGGTGGAGCTGGAGGGAGTTGGGCATGTGAGCGAGTTGTCGCATCCCAATCTGATAGTCCAGCGAAACCAGGCGCCCTGCCGAGTCCGACGATGCCATGTTTTAACTAGCGTTAATGGTGTCATTCGGACTTTAAAAATAAATAACGCGAGTATCGACACACTCAACTGCGCCCTATTGGAACGCATGTATTTCTGCAAGGTTGGAGAGGAATTCGTCCCCCCCCCGCCCGTAGATGAAAAACATGTTTTTAATACACTCAAACTGTTCAGAAATAAGTTGTTGCGTAAAATTGGAACCTCACCCACCAAGCTACATCCGGAGGAATTCGTAGATATGTTTCGTGGAAGGAAGAAGACTATATACAGCAACGCATTAGAAGAATACTATGAGAATGGAGTTCAGGCAAAACATGCAGTGAGTGCCGCCTTCGTCAAGTGTGAGAAGGTTAATCCAACAAAAGCACCACGGTGCATTCAACCAAGACACCCAGTATACAACATTGGGTTAGGTTGTTACTTGAAACACATCGAACATCGCATATTCAAAGCGATCAACAGAATGTTCGGTGAGAAACATGTAGTCATGAAGGGTTACAATGTCAAAGAAATCGGGAAGATCATCAACAGCAAGTGGCACACTTTTAGCCGCCCGATAGGCATTGGCCTGGATGCAACAAAATTTGATATGCATGTTTCAGCAGAAATCTTACGTTGGGAACACTCCATTTATAAAGCTCTATACAAAGACGACAAAGAATTGGAGCGGTTGTTGAAGATGCAGATCAACAATCGTGGAGTGGGACACTGCGATGATGGGAAGTTAAAATATTCCGTCAAAGGTCGCAGGTTTAGCGGGGATATGAATACCTCACTTGGTAATTGCCTCATCATGTGTGCTATGGTGTGGGAATATGCGCGTCAGAAAAACGTGCCAATCAAGTTCATTAACAACGGTGATGATTGTGTTGTCTTTATGGAAAGGGAACACGAGCAGAGATTTAAGGAAGGCCTGGATGATTGGTTCAAGTCCATGGGATTTAGGATGACACGTGAAGAAACAGCACACAAATTGGAAGCAGTCGAGTTTTGTCAAATGCGAGTGATCCAAACTTCACGTGGGCCATTAGCTGTTCGTAATTTCGACACAGCGCGTGAGAAGGATAGCATGTGCCTGTATCCACTCGACAATGCCAAAGCCATGCGAAAGTGGCTATATGCAATTGGAGAGTGTGGACTGGCTTTGTGTGGTGGTGTACCAGTGATGGAATCCATATACAAATGTTACATGCGAAATGGGGAACAGTCAAATATGAGAGAAGCAGTGCACATGCAATCAGGCATGGCATTCCTGGCGATGCGGATGGAAGCAAAGACCGCGCCAATAATACCCGAAGCGAGAGTTGGGTTCATGGAGGCGTGGGGTTATACTCCAGATGAGCAGAGAGCTATGGAAGAATATTACGATACTCTCGAATTTGACCACAGAATAAGTCCCATTGATAATTTCCTAGAATACACTTACGCCCCATTATAGATGCGATACCATGGAAATTATTGTGGTCCGAATTGGTCAGCAGGGGAACATCAGAGCAGTGTCGTGTCTGATGTTCCTGCTGTTGATGATTTCGATCGCACATGCAAAGAACATGATGCCCAGTATGCTATCAACGGAGATTTGCTGCACGCTGATTTGTCTTTTGCCAAACAAAATTTTGGTAAGAGTTTCAAACGAACAGCAGCAGCGGTCGCAGTGGGTGGCCAAGCTGGGCTTCGGGCCCTTGATAAATTCATTCCTAAGATTTATCAAACTAAAGAAACAATGAGCTTTCGCGGAAGCAAAATTCAAGTACACAACACCCCTGCTGGCAAAGCCCATAACCAACAGGAGAAAATCAACAATATGAACAGCTTTAAAGGACGTGCGGTTAGCGTCCCAGCTGTTATGGGTACGGTGCTGCGCGGAAACGCAGCGCAAACGACAAAAAGAGGGAAAGATAGCATCAGTATGGATGTGCAGGTCTGTATTGGCCGGCCAGCTGCCGCATTGCAAAGTGGCGTTCCAGAACTGATTGCAGTACAATATTTAGCTCCCGTCTGCCTGGGTAATGACGAAGTTCAGAACATGACTCGTGTATACCAGCACTATCGCATCACTGAAGCAACAATGCATTTCAGATCCTTCCAAGCCACCTCAAGTGGTGGGGAGGTGATCGTCATTGGTGACAGTGATCCAAACTATCGCCCAATCAACACAGCCGTTGGATCATCCTTTTACCAGCGTGCTTTGGCCACGAAACATTCTTTGCTCACTCCAATTTGGATGTCAGAGACTGTGGAATTGCCGGTAGATTCGGGCTGGAAGGTTTGCGACAATGCTAACAGCACAACATTGGAGGAGTTTCAAAGTGGGGTTGCTTACATCTATGCCGATGGCAGTGTGAACACCCCTGGATTCTTCCTGCTGCGGGTAAAGATTGAGTTTGAGGGATTGCGGTTCAACTCGCGATTGCTTATCTCAGGTAGCTACTTGGGAATGGGAGCAAAGATCTCCCTGGCCGCTGTCGCGCCTCTGTTGGGCGCGAACGTGTCTTTAACCGGTACCGGATTCACTGCAGGTGATGTTTACTCAGTCCAACTGTCCACAACAGGTGCGACATTTGGTGCCGGGACTGCAAGCAATCTTTTCACTCTGGCTACATCAGCTGCTTCGAGCACTAGCTTCACGGTGACAGGCTCAACACTGCTGTACGCTCGCACGTTGACAAGCACAACCATAGAGGTGTTCACAACATATGACGCCGCTGTGGGAAGTGATACCGCCGACAGGCTACTCTTTGGGGTGACCAGTGGTGGTACGACAACGATGCCGTCATGCATTATCACGCAGTTGAGAAATAGCGCTCAACCGACGTTGTAATTTTATATATACATTTGAGAAAATTTTTAAGAGCTTTGTCTGATATGTTAAATGGGAATTCGAAAGGAGACCGATTGGTATGGGAACCAATAAAGTAAAGTGTAGTGGTGTACACGTGGAATTGAAGTTGGAGCATTATCAGGATTGGAGTTACAAATAAGTTGCATAATTAATGTGTGAGTATTAACATTATATTTTATATACGCTATAAATCCACAATTGTGGTCGTTGAGCGCGTAGCTCGTTGGAAGAGGGGATGTGGTTCACGCACATTCCCTGTCGATGGTGTCTCAGAGAGATACATAAGTGGTGTTATTGCAGCGATGTAGTAGGGTGGCACGCGACTTGTGGAATCAGCACA